AGGATTCAATGGAAGGCACCGATGGAATCGAAGCAAGCTGGAGATTTGTGTCGCATGCTCTTAGATATGGAGCAGGAGTCGCAGTCCACCTGTCGGAACTTAGACCCAAAGGAACAACAACTAATAAGGGACCTGATAGCCTCGTTGCATCAGGACCAGTCTCATTCGGAAAAATCTACTCAACATTAAATGAAATTCTTAGGCGCGGAGGTACGTACCGCAACGGTGCTGTGGTCCTCCATCTTGATATTAATCACCCCGATATTCTTGAGTTCGTGCAAACAGAAAGAGCCGAGCTCCCATGGGTTAAAAGATGTATTGACCTCACCCCAGAATGGTGGGCTGATACAGAAACTAGAACAAAGGAAGCAATACTTAGAGGCATTGCAAGAGGAGACATTTGGCTCAACAAGGTAAAATATGACTCAAACAAAAACAGAATCAGGTCGAACGTTTGCTTGGAGGTTTATTTGCCCTCACGTGGAACGTGCCTCCTCCAACATATCAATCTCGCTGCCTGTCGTATCGGCGACCTCAGACCAACTTTCCGTGAGGGTATGCAAGAGTTGTGCAGCCTCCATGGGCGCACAGGTGTTGGCGAGTCTGGCGAGTATCTAAAACCAGAGGTCGACAGACAAGTAGGATTAGGAATGCTTGGCTTAGCTAACTTCCTAGCCAACAACAATATTACCTATGCCGAGTTTGGTAAGGCACTAGAAGCATGTAACAATGCTGAGCCTTACGAAGGTTACGCGGGATTAGCTGCACGTGAGCTCTTCCTCGGCATACAAGAGGCAGCTAACATAGCAAGAGAGAACAACATGGAACGAGCATTCGCGATAGCTCCTACCGCCAGTTGTTCTTACAGGAGTAGAGATTTAAAAGGCTTTACTGCTACACCAGAAATTGCACCACCAATTAGTCGAGTTGTCGACAGGGATTCAGGTGAGTTTGGTGTGGAACAGGTAAAATATGGCGAGGTCGAGATCGCATCCGAGGTAGGATGGGAGAATTATAAATTAGTAGCAGATCAGATAATGATTATGCTCGATAGAACAGGACTGCTTCATGGCTATAGCTTCAACTCTTGGAGCGACATGGTGACTTACGATGAAGCATTTATAGAAGAGTGGCTTAACTCACCACAGACTTCTCTATATTATGCTTTGCAAGTAATGGGTGACACACAGGATAAGACAGATGCTTACGCAGCACTAGAAGATTCTGAAGTTGCAGATTATTTAGCAGATATTATGAGTAATAAACCAGACGAAATAGCTTGTGATTGTCAGCAATGAATCCCTATATAAAACTACTGTCCCGGAAACGAACTTGGACACCCGTACAAACATCTAAAGGAAAACTAAAAGAAGGTGCAGAAGAAACCATCTACCGTGCTCTTGCAATACGCCATATGGAGTTACCAGTTGGCGAGTTCATTACAGAAGCACTTGATAAAGAAGTTCCCGACTCTGCCAGAGCACTTCTAGAGTCAAACGTTAAAGACGAGATCAAACATGATCTTGCACTTGGCTACATCACCAACGCACTAGGCGTAGATGACAAAGCCGAAGCCGAAGCATTACGCTTACGTGCAGCATGGGAACAACATCCAGACCATACAATACTAAAGGCATTAGTAGCAGAAAGAGCAATCTTTTTTGTATTACTACCGTTCTTTAGATTCTGTGGCGACGCCGGTTTAAGAACTGTCAGTGCAGATATATCCAGAGACGAGCAAGTCCATGTGGCAGCTAACTCACTGGTATGTACAGAGCTAGGTCTCAAGCCTAGTCAATCACTAGACAAGTTAAGAAAGGCAACTATCAACTGGGTCATGCAACCCTTAAAACAAAGTGCCGATAGATATTTGGACAAAAAATTTTGGCTCGATGCGTCAGACAGATTAATGTATGAAGGCAAAGCTCCAGAATTTTCTCAGACCAAGGCAGCTAGAATGCCTGCATTTTTTGAACACTCGAATGTCAATCTCCCTCAATACTCTTAAGCTACATAACGATAGACTAGAAGAGTTAATTAAAAAGCTAGATGATAACTTCGGGTGGAAACCTATTCACCCAACAGAATCAATCGAGTCAATCATGTACAGAGCTGGACAAGCTAGTGTGATTGACTACATAAAATCAATCGAAGAAGAGGAAATTTAATTATGTGTATGGGAGGAGGCTCACCGCCAACACCACCACCATTACCACCAGCTCCACCAGCACCTTTACCTCCAACACCTACAGCACCACCTCCTGACCCAATAGTTAAGGACGTGAACCCACAGGTGAAGAGAGCAAAAGATGACCGTGGTAATAAAAATAAAAACCAGTACTCTAAAGGTACAGGTTCATTAAGGATTAAATTAAATCCTAAAGTAAATACAGGTAACACCGGAATGGGTGGCAGTGGGGGACTTAACCCATAATGTTAGCCCGTGAGAGATACAATGAACTGGTAACAGATCGAAGACAATTCCTAGACAAAGCCGTTGATTGTTCTAAACTCACGTTACCTTATTTAATTCAAGACGATACATCTTCAAGACCTACACACGAAGTCTTAAATATTCCGTGGCAATCAGTAGGAGCTAAATGTGTGGTAGGACTAGCAGCAAAACTTATGCTTGCAATCCTACCTCCACAATCTAGCTTCTTCAAGCTACAAGTACGAGAAGACAAGTTAGGTGAAGAGTTACCTCCAGACGCAATGTCAGAGTTGGAACTATCCTTATCAAAGATGGAACGAATGGTCATGGACTACATCGCTGCATCTAATGACAGAGTTGTTATACACCAAGCACTTAAACATTTAATTGTTGGTGGTAATGCTTTGTTATTTATGGGTAAAGATGGTATTAAAAACTATCCGCTCACTAGGTATGTCGTTAATAGAGATGGAAATGGTAACGTCCTAGAAATAGTTACAAAGGAATTGATAAGTCGTGATGTGCTTGGGTTTGATATCCCAAAGCCAGAACCTAATACAGGTGTAGACGACACCGATGGAAAACATACTGATGATGTCGAAGTTTATACGTATGTGAAACTACAAAACGGCAGATGGGTATGGCACCAAGAAGTATTAGATAAGATAATACCTAACTCACGTAGTACAGCTCCTAAGAATGCAAGCCCTTGGCTCGTTCTTACTTTTAATTCTGTAGATGGAGAACAGTACGGACGTGGTAGAGTAGAAGAGTTCCTTGGTGATCTCAAATCGCTCGAAGGTTTATCACAAGCATTAGTAGAAGGAGCTGCTGCTGCCTCGAAAGTAATTTTCTTGGTTAGCCCAAGTTCAACTACTAAACCAGCCACCATTGCAAAGGCTGGAAACGGAGCCATTGTTCAAGGTCGTGCGGAGGACGTTCAAGTCGTCCAAGTCGGCAAGACAGCAGATTTTTCAACTGCTGCAAACATGTCTCAAACTATAGAACGAAGATTGCTTGAAGCTTTCTTAGTTATGAATGTTAGGAATGCAGAAAGAGTAACAGCAGAAGAAGTTAGGCTTACACAGCTTGAGCTAGAGCAACAGCTCGGTGGAATCTTCAGTTTGTTAACTACATCTTTCCTTATACCTTATTTAGATAGAACTCTTTTAGTTTTACAAAGAACTAATGAGCTACCTAAGTTACCTAGAGAAGTTGTTAGACCAACTATTGTAGCTGGTGTCAATGCTTTAGGACGAGGTCAAGATAGAGAAGCACTAACTATGTTTATGGGAACTATTGCTCAGACTGTAGGACCAGAAGCATTAATGAATTTTATAAATCCTTTAGAAGCAATTAAACGTTTAGCTGCTGCTCAAGGTATTGACGTCTTAAATTTAGTTAAGACAAACGAACAACTAGCTGAAGAGAAAGAACAAGCAATGCAAATGCAACAGCAACAAACACTCTTACAACAAGCTGGTCAACTTGCTAATTCAAAATTAGCAGACTCCGAAAACATACAAGGCATGATGCCTCAAGGAGAACAACAACTACCACCAGAACAATAAATGGCAGAAACATTTACAAGCGATAATACTACTGAATCAGAAGTTCTAACCGCAGAGGAACAGGATTCTCTGGCAGTAGGAGAACAGTTAACAGAAGCACAAGACAAACTGTTAGCTGGTAAATATAAAAATGCTGAAGATTTAGAAGCAGCCTATTTATCCCTACAACAGAAACTTGGAAAAGACGAAGAAGTCGACTACGAAAGCAGCGACGAAGGATATGAAGAAGAAGAAGAAAGCGATGAAGAGGTATCTGCTAATGCTCCTGCGATCAGTTTAATTAATGAAGCATCAGATGAATACTATGCAAATGATGGCACCTTGAGTGAAGAAACAATTTCTAAATTTTCAGAAATGAGCAGCCAAGATTTAGTGGAAGCTTACATGGAAATGTATGAAAGCGGACAAGTCGGTCAAGCATCACAAGGTGTAGAAATGTCTGAGGCACAAGTTAACAGCGTTATGAACGCAGCAGGCGGTGAAGCTAACTACAATGAAGTAGTTGAGTGGGCTGCCGGTAATTTACCTGACAGACAGATTGATGCTTTCGATTCAGTAGTTGACTCTGGTAATCCAGCAGCTATTGGAATCGCTTTTCAAGGATTGCAATCAGCATACCAAGAAGCTAATGGCTACGAAGGTAGAATGCTACAAGGCAGAGCACCTTCATCTTCAGGTGAAGTGTATAGATCACAAGCCGAACTTGTTGCAGCGATGGGCGACCCACGCTACGACACCGACCCAGCTTACAGAGCTGACGTCATACAAAAACTAGAACAATCAGATCTTAATTTCTAATGGACAAACCAAAAAACAAAGTGTTAAAGAAAATTAAAAAATATTTAACAAAAAAAGAAAATAAGTCTCCTGTATCTAATATTGTTAGAGCAGCAGATAAAAGGAACAAAGCTATCGAAGATGCTTTTAATGGAAACTTCTAATGAGAACTAGAGATTTAGATACGTTACTAGAAAACGAATACCCTTACGAACCACCAATTCAATTAATCGAAATGTCACACCACAACACCAACCCAATTTTTACACATGAAGCAGAACGTTTTAATGGCTGGGCAGCGATGCTTGGTTTTGTTGCTGCTCTTGGTGCCTACATTACTACAGGTCAGATCATACCCGGCGTTTTCTAAACCAAGGGTTATAGACCCTTACAACTGGAAAATGAGTTGCTTCAACTTTATGGAAGCAAGATACAAAGTGATACTAGATGAGAACCTTCCTAGCAAAGCTAAGATGGAACTCATCGAATTTTTCCTCTCTAAAGTAGACGAGGAATGCGACAACATACACATTAACTAATCAATCAAATGGCTGCAATCTCATTACAAAGAGACACTACAACCAACTGGGAGAAGTTTTGTAACTGGGTCACTAGCACAAACAACCGTCTATACGTAGGCTGGTTTGGTGTGCTAATGATTCCATGTTTACTAGCTGCTGCCACATGTTTTATACTCGCCTTTATCGCTGCACCACCAGTAGATATAGATGGCATACGTGAGCCAGTTTCCGGCTCGTTATTATACGGAAACAATATTATATCTGGAGCAGTAGTCCCTAGCTCCAACGCAATCGGACTGCACTTTTACCCAATATGGGAAGCTGGCACTTTAGACGAGTGGTTATACAACGGCGGACCATACCAACTTATCGTCTTTCATTTTTTGATAGGCGTGCTTGCATACGCAGGCAGACAATGGGAACTATCATACAGACTAGGTATGAGACCATGGATATTTGTGGCATACACAGCTCCAGTCTCAGCAGCTCTAGCAGTATTCTTAGTATACCCATTCGGACAAGGGAGTTTCAGTGATGGCATGCCTCTTGGTATATCTGGTACTTTTAATTTCATGTTCGTTTTCCAAGCAGAACACAATATCCTCATGCACCCGTTCCACATGCTCGGTGTTGCTGGGGTATTCGGTGGAGCTCTTTTCTCTGCTATGCACGGAAGTCTTGTTACTTCCTCTATTATTAAAGAGACAACAGACGAGGTATCGCAGAACTATGGTTACAAGTTTGGGCAAGACAAAGAGACATATAATATTGTCGCTGCACACGGGTACTTTGGGAGACTAATATTTCAATATGCTTCTTTCAATAATTCTCGTGCTCTACATTTCTTTCTTGGTGCTTTCCCCGTGGTTGGCATATGGCTTACCTCCATGGGAATCTGCACTATGGCTTTCAACCTTAACGGTTTTAACTTTAACCAGTCAGTAGTAGATACTAATGGTAAAGTTATTCCTACATGGGCTGACATAGTAAACAGACAGAACCTTGGATTCGAGGTAATGCACGAGCGTAACGCTCACAACTTCCCACTTGATTTAGCATCTGCTGAGTCAACACAAGTTGCACTTACAGCTCCATCAATAGGATGAAGCATCAATCAGATAAAATGCGAGCAAGCATAACTAGCTTTGAATTTTGCAATAAAAAAGAAGAAAAGAAAGAAACTGATAAAGAACTTTCTGACTCTGATAACTCTGATAACTAATATTTTTATTATCTCTGGTGTCACTAGACACTGGAGTTCCTCCCATAATCACCATGAATGGAATACTGAAACTAGACAATGTGGTACCAGATAAGTTATGTACAAATCTTATTAAATATCACAAAAATAATAAAGAAAGTTGTGAGAGGTACACACATGATACCCCTACCAACAATGTCGAGTGTTATGAATTACGATTAACTGAAGGCACACCATTAGACGATTTAGTATACAACTGTGTCGTAACTGTTATCGAAGAATACCTCAGTATATATCCATACTTTACTTGCTCGGGAGACAGAGGTTATCAATTAAGAGAAATAACTGGTCAAACATTAGAGCACATAGATAATCCAATAGATAAAGATGGTACTGTTAGAAATATAAGTATTATCCTTGGATTAAATAGTGACTATGAAAATGGTGAATTTCATTTTCCAGTACAAAAATATACAACGACTGTTAAACGTGGAGAAGCAATAGTTTTTCCCGTTTATTTTATGTATCCACATTCTGTAGATGCACCTATAGGTAGTCGTTATACAATAAACACATGGTGTAAGCCATAAACGTCCGTTCATCCCTCCGGGGACGCATGACGACTAAGCATGGAACGGGGCTTAGTATATGGAGATAACCATGAAAGTTACTTTCGTATATCGTGGCGTTGCTTACACAAGAATAGTCAAGTAGACCTTAGGGGAGGAGCGTTACCTCCCTATTCAATTTGGGAAAAGCCCTCTGAGGAGGATACCTTTTACCCGTCGACGGTGGGAAAAGACCACAAAACGTGCCAGTCTCACGTTAGACCAATTAAGACTGACAACATTCTAACGTTAGGAACGACAATATATACCCTTACATTTAAGTAAAAATCATGGCTCATCAGAGTTCCGATTTAACTACCTCGCTAACACGCCAAGGTCAGTTAAACTCTTCAGGTGACGCCCGTAATTTGTACCTTAAATTGTTCAGTGGAGAAATGTTCAAAGGCTTCCAGCACGAGACAATCGCTCGTGACATGGTGATGAAGAGAACATTAAAGAACGGAAAGAGTTTGCAGTTCATTTATACTGGACGCACAACTGCTGAGTTCCACACTCCCGGAAACAGTATCTTAGGTAACAGTGACGGCGCACCTCCAGTCGCAGAAAAAACAATTACATGCGACGAGCTCCTTATTTCAAGTGCCTTCGTCTATGAACTAGATGAAACACTTGCGCATTTTGAATTGAGAGGAGAAATTTCCAAGAAGATTGGATACGCATTAGCTGAGAAGTATGATAGACTCATCTTCAGAGCAATCACAAGAGGCGCAAGAGCTGCTTCTCCAATTACAAAGGCTAACTTTGTAGAACCCGGTGGAACACAGATCAGAGTTGGTTCAACAACAAACGATTCTGATGCTTATGTTGCATCAAACCTAGTAACAGCTTTCTACGATGCTGCTGCTGCCCTTGACGAAAAAGGAGTCAGCTCTCAAGGTAGATGCGCTGTTCTAAACCCTCGTCAATACTACGCACTTATAACTGATATCGGAAATAACGGTCTTATAAACAGAGACGTTCAAGGTACAGCATTACAAGGCGGTCAAGGTATTGTAGAAATCGCTGGAATCAAGATCTACAAGTCAATGAACATTCCGTTCCTTGGTAAGTATGGTACAGCTTTCGGTGGTACTACAGGTAAGACAGCACCAAGTAATCTTGGTTCTCACATTGGTCCAGCACTAGAGAATGCTAATGGTTCTCAGACTGGTATCAGAAACGACTACGGTCAAGCTGCTGAAGTAGGAACTAAGTCTTGTGGACTTATCTTCCAGAAAGAAGCTGCTGGAATCGTTGAGGCTATTGGTCCTCAAGTACAGGTAACATCAGGGGATGTGTCTGTTGTATACCAAGGTGATGTGATCTTAGGTCGCATGGCTATGGGAGCAGACTACTTAAATCCTGCTGCTGCTGTAGAATTGTACGTTGGCGCAACAGCACCATCTGCATTCTAATTGCAAATTTTATACGGGAGCTTCGGCTCCCTTTTTTTTATGACTACTCAATTAAACACCGATACCGAACTATCCGCAGTGAACTCCATCTTGGGTAGTATTGGACAATCACCTATTACTTCTCTAAATTTAACTAACTTAGGTAATCCAGAAATAGCTTTAGTACATAACCTATTAATGGAAGTAACTAAAGATGTACAGAACGAAGGGTGGCATTTCAATAAAGAAGATAACGTAAAGAGATCACCTGATGCTAATGGTAATTTTTTAATACCTAATGACTATCTAAGATTTGATATTCATGGTGGACTTTACGACAGAAATAGAGACGTTGTTAAAAAAGGCGGAAAACTTTACGACAACGTACACCACACTGATGTATTTACTCAAGATTTTTATTTTGATATTACCTACTTACGTGACTTTGAAGATATCCCTTCAGCTATTCAACGTTACATAATTGCTAGAGCATCAGTAAGAGCAGCAACACAGATAGTTGCAAATGCAGACTTAGTAAAGTTACTTCAATTAGAAGAAGCACAAGCTAAAGCAACTGCACATGAATACGACTGTGAACAAGGAGATCATAGTTTCTTTGGATTTCCTGCTGAAAGTAATTACAGATCTTATCAACCTTATAAAGCACTTATTAGATAATGGCAAACGTTACACAAACTATTCCAAATTTAACTCAGGGCATATCGCAACAGCCTGATGAATACAAAGTTCCGGGTCAAGTAACAGACATGATTAATGGTCTTCCTGACGTTACACAAGGTTTACAAAAAAGACCGGCTGGAAAGTTTGTGGCATCTTTGTCTGACAATGCGAATGCAGCTTTCAATGCAACGGCTGATGGTAAATGGTTTCATTATTACCGTGATGAAGGCGAACAGTACATAGGACAAGTAGCACGAAACGGTGCTGTCAAAGTATGGGACTGTTTAACAGGCGCACCTAAAGAAGTTGTTAATGCAATAGGAAACAATACATACTTAACTCATACTGCTGACGAAGATATACAAACCTTAACTCTTAATGACTTCACTTACATAAACAATCGTACTAAAACTGTAGAGATGGATTCTACTATTGAACCTCTTAATAATTTTGGTAAGGAAGTCTTTATAGAATTAAAAAAAATAGCATATGCTAAACAGTATGCACTAAATATTTTTGATGATACTTCAACAAGAGAAACTACAACAGCTACAAGAATAAAAGTTGATAGAGTTAGAAGTAGTAACAATTACTGTGCATCTAATTACTACATGTTGCCTCACGCAGACAGAGGTCGTGGTGTTGGAACTGGAGGAAATACTAGATGTGGTGAAGAAGCTGGAGAAGGAAGAGATGCTTTTGCACCTAACGTAGGTACCCGTATTTTTAATGTAGATAGTGGTATAGCTCTTGTAGATGACAATGCCGTAGGAGGAACAGTATTAGTAGACGGTAGCACCTCACCAGTTACAACTGCTCAATCAGATCAAAGTTATGCTTACAACGTATATATTTATGGAAAAGCTTTTGGAGGGTCTTACACAAAAAGTGGTACTACAATAACTGTTACGACAGCTACAGCACATGGATTAACAGCCGGTACTTCAATGTACTTTGATTTTACCGGTGGAACTACACCCGATCAATTTGCAACTGTTTCTTCTACAGGTCTTACTGCAACACAATTTCAGTTCACTGCAACGAATGACCCTAACTCAATACCAAACTCAGGTAATGTAAATTCTTCAAAATATCAATTACCTGATAGAAAAGATCTTTTCTTTAAAATAGCTACTACTGGTCAATCAGTACCTTTTGGTTCTGGTTCTAACGTTACATATCAAGCTAGATACACTACAACATTCGATCTACTGCATGGTGGACAAGGTTGGCAAGAAGGTGATTTTTTCTATGTATGGATGAAAGATGCTTTTTATAAAATAACTGTTGAAGCAATTGCTACTTCTAATGTTCAAGCAAATTTAGTTTTAGCTAGACCTTCACCAACACCATTTGATACAAAAACTACTATTACTGGTGACAGTATCCTTGGTGATATTAGATCACAAATATTAGCTGCTACAGATGCAAATGGTAATGTTATCTTTCTACCTTCTGAAGTAACTATTATAGGAACGGGTTTACATATAAAAAGAACATCAGGTAATTTTAATGCGTCTACACCTGTAGGTGAATTAATGAATGTTGTTTCTGGAAAAGTAAATGATGTAGGAGACCTACCTACTCAATGTAAACATGGAATGGTAGTCGAAGTAGTTAATAGTGATGCTGAACAAGATAACCATTATGTAAAATTTTTTGGTAAAAAAAAAGAAGATGGCACATTTATGGATGGTGAAGGTACATGGGAAGAGTGTGCTCAACCGGGAAGAAAAATAAGATTTAAAAGATCTACAATGCCAGTCGTTCTTATAAGAACACCTGATGGTAAGTTCAGACTAACTGAATTAGACGGAGCAACTTACGGTATAACATCTTTACAAACAGCAGCTACGTTTACATCTACAACTGCAAACAATACAGTTACTATCACTAAAACTAATCATGGTTTTATTGATGAACAACTGGTTAACATTGAAAGTAATGATTTAACAAACGGACAGTTTGAAATTACATTAGTAGATGCTAATACTTTTACTTACGAGTCTGCCTCTAACGAGGGTGCTCACACAGCAGTAGCTTGTACAGTTGGAGAGGGACACTCTGCTCCACAATGGGATGATGCTTTAGTTGGTGATGATGTTACTAATCCAGAGCCATCATTTGTTGGTAAAGAAATAAACAAGATGTTGTTTTTTAGAAACAGATTTTGTATGCTTTCTGATGAAAATATAGTTATGTCTCGTCCGGGAGATTTTACCAATTTCTTTAACAAATCAGCTATTCAATTTATAGCTAGTGACCCTATTGATATATCAGCTAGTTCAGGTTATCCAGCAATTTTGCATGATGGTATACAAACAAACACAGGTTTAGTTTTATTTTCTTCAAATCAACAATTCATGCTGACTACTGATAGTGATGTATTCAGCCCTACCACCGCTAAAATAAATGCTCTCTCTACTTACAATTTTAATCCTGCTACAAATCCTATCTCTCTGGGTACAACTATTGGGTTCTTAGATAACGCCGGTAAGTTTTCTAGATTCTTTGAAATGGCACAGCTACAAAGAGAAGGAGAACCAGAGCTAATAGAACAAAGTAAAGTTGTTTCTGAATTATTTGAAAAAGATTTAAAGCTTATATCTAATTCAAGAGAAAACTCAGTTATCTTTTTTAGCTCAGAAGATACTACAACCTTGTATGGTTATAGATATTTTGACAATATTAGAGAAAGAAAATTAGCAGCATGGTTTAAATGGGAACTGACAGGTACTATTAAATACCACTGTATGCAAGACGATAACTTATTTGTAGTTGTTGAAAACAATAGTAAATATCAGTTACTAAAATATGCCATAAAAATGGATGCTAATACTGCGTTAATATCTGGAAGTCGAGTGCATTTAGATCACTTAATGGAAGTAACAACAGCAGCTAATACTTATAATGCTACAACTAAAAAAACTACATTTCCTAAACCAACTGGATTAGAAAGTACAAATCAGTTAGTCGCTTATGACGAAGACACAGGTCTTAACTTAGGTAGATTTGCAAAGATAACTATTAATGGTTCTAATCTAGAAATAGATGGTGACTGGTCAGACGAAACATTTTTCATTGGTTATCAATTTACTATGAAAGTTGATCTTCCAACTATCTATGTAACAAGATTAGAAGGTGAAGCATTTAGATCGGACAGTAGAGCAAACACTGTTATTCATAGAGTCAAACTAGCATTTGGTCCAATAGGTTTATATGAAACAACATTAAATCGAGTTGGTAGAAATTCATATACACAAGAATTTGAAGTATCAGATGCTAACCTTTACTCAGCTAACACAGCATCTTTACGTAACGATAATAAATTATATGCAGTTCCAGTTTACGACAGAAATACAAACATAACTTTAACAATTAAATCTACACACCCAACTCCTGCCAATATTTTATATATGACATGGGAAGGAGTTTACAATAATAACTTTTATCAACGTGTATAACATCACCCTTACCGAACAAGAAGTACGTATATACAGTCAATGGTTAAAAAAGAACCGTATGTATAAAGGTATGAATCTACCCTTAGGTAATCCATGGGAGTCTTGGATGCAAGATACCATAGATAAATTACAACACGCATTAAATGAGTAAATACATTCACCCAGCAACGACAGAGGCTGCACTACGTGTAGCTTCTAACTTGCTCCCTGATGATTATCGGGAAGTTAAAGAAGGTCATGGACATGACCCTTTAAATGCTCTGGTTGTCGGAGTAAATAACTCTGAGTCAGTTTATTTTACTAACCCAGATAATGAAATATGTGGCATTGCAGGAGTCTACACAAATGGACAGATTTGGATGCTATGTACCCCAGCTATTTTAAAATTTCCACATACGTTTGCTAGAGAAGCTAAACGATATGTGAACTCAAGACAAGACAAGTTACTGTGGAATTTTGTTGACGAAAGAAACAAAGTCCATATTAAGTTACTTAGGTTTTTAGGTTTTAAATTTCTTAGAAGATTTCCTTACGGACCGAACAATTTATCCTTTATAGAATTTGTACGAATATGTGCAGTCCAGCAGCAATCGGACCAGCCGTCTCAGCCATAGGCTCAGCAGCCGAAGCGTCCCGAGCAAACAAAGAAAAAAGAAGAATTTACGAGCATAAATTACGTATGCGCGAACGTAAGTGGATGCAAACAAGAGCTACTTACGCAACAAAGAAAGTTCAGTATGAACAGGAAGTTGATCTAGCAAATATTGCAGCTCAACGAGCTTATGCAAGAACACAGAAATCCTTATATGATGCTAGAGCTACAGCCCTTATACAGAACCAATCTGACGTTAAGGACTCGCTTGTAGCTGAAGGTGAAATTCTAGCAAAAGCAGCAGAAAGAGGTGTTCGTGGTAGAAGTATAGCTAGAGCATTAGTCCAGAACGCTCAAGGTTTAGGATTAAAGCAAGCTATGAGAACACGAGGTTTAACAAAATCTTATTACGAAGGTAGAGAATCTATGGACGAGGTCAATAGACGTCTGAAAGGTACTGTAAGAAAATCCTTCGGAAAAGTAGCACTACAACCAATAGCAGATATGGCACCACCAAGACCTGTTTTCCAGAACGTTGGTTTAACATTAATGTTAGGTATGGCAGGAGCTGTAGGTGAAGGTATATCTGGTATGAAAAGTCCCGGAGAATAATTATGGCACAGATTCCTCAATATAACGTCGATTCAGGAGACTTTACACCAGAAGAAATACTAGACGTTATACCTGAACAAGAACGTTTAGACAGACAAGTTCAGAACGACGAAGAAAGATATCTTCGTGAGTTAGAAAAAAATGCAGATGATAGAATACGTAACACCCAAAAAATGTGGAGTGGTATATCTAAACTTTCTTCTAAAGTAGGAGACATCTTTGCAAAAAAACAAGAAGAACATAGAAAGAAGAAATCAGCAGCATTAAAAAATAGAGTATTACTTTATGGTGTTGGTGATAATTTAAAAGCACACTTTAGCGGAGAAAAGAGAGATCTTTTTGAAGAAAGTGAATCCATACATGAAACAGCCTCTACCATTGAAAGATCAGGTGATATTGTTACAGCAGAAGAATTTAGAGATTTATCTAAATGGGAACAGTATGCAATACAAGAAGAGTATGCAAGAAAGGTAGGAATGAATTATGGTACATTTGTAGAGAAGGCAAGAGAAACCGTTTCTATAGATGTTACTGACCCAGATGGTACAGTTAGAACTGTAAAGTTTGCCAATGGAGATTTAAGTGCATACCAACCTACTGAATCTGAAAGAGCTGCTTTAAATGAAAAGATACAGTTTGAGTTTGCTTATCAATTACAAGGTATTGACAATGAAGCATTAATTGCTGAACAAGTCAGACCTCATGTTCTTGCATATAACAAAGCAAATAATGCTGTAGCCTTGCAGGATAGAATAAATGCAAGAAAAAATCTTTTCAATCAAAACGCTTTAACTTCAATGGAAACCATCATTACTGGTGGTACTCTGGAAGAAGGTACACAGATGTATCAAAACTACATCAGGATGTATAAGTCTAGAAATAAAAACGCAACTAATGCAGAGGCTGAAGCTCAATTTGGAATGAACTTAGTTTCTCTTGTAGAAAATGGTAAGGTTAGCAGAGCTCAAGCTTTAGCTTTAATTGAAGAAAAATTTATAGGACGTAGTGGTGAAAGAACAATATCAAAAAGTAACCAACAACTTAAAACGCAAATAGAAGTAGCAGGACTTAAATATGACGAAGCTAAAAAAACAGAGGAAACAGTAAAAATTGCTGCTGATGTATCTTATATAAAACAGATGGGTCCTATAAGTGAAAAACAGGCAGATGTTCTTAAAAAAGCATTTGAAGTTAAATATAAATATCTTCCTCCTGACATTAAAAATGCGATAAAAGGATATATACCTGACGATCAAGCTAAAGCTATATTAGATGATAAGTTAGCAGCATCAGGAAATGATACGTTACATCCAAACGATTTAAGAAACGTTAGTACTGAAATTTATAATACTTATAAAGATAAACTTGTATCTGAACAATCTCATTTAACACCCGGTACAACAACTTATAAAGCAAATGCAACAAGGTTTGATAGTGTAACACAAACCGCAATGAAAACTAATTATGGGTCAGCAGATATAAAATCTACACAATTTTTAAATTTAAGAGCAAATGTTGAAGCAACATATAATGACGCTTACCAAATAGCGTATGCAGCAACTAAAGATGAAGGCACAGCTCATAAGATGGGAATGCAAGCAGTAAACGAGTTTGTGGCAAATCCAGATTTAGTAGCAGCAGGACAGATAGCAGATTATACAGTTACAACTGACGAAAAACAACAAGTCGAGAATGTTTCCATAGGCGTACAGCAAGGCATGAATAATCAATGGAAAACTAACAGAATGTCAATGGCAGGCGAACAAGCTGATAAAGATTTATTAACTTGGGCACAAAGCCCTACTAAGTTTGTCAAAGATATGCCTGAGTATTATGTGAAAGTAGCCAGATCATTAGGAATACCTCCTGATAAGTTTGGACTAGCACAAGCAGCTTTGATTACTCAAGAACCTTTTGATGAGTCAGCCCTAGCGAAAGAGATGACTGAAGACAAAGAGATTCTCAAACTTATATTCAAGAATCCAAATACATATTCTGTTATTCAGGGTGTAATGATGCTTGAGCAAGAGGGAGAAGAAGTCACAAAAGAAAATTCACTATTTAATGACAAAAGTGTAAGAAACGAAGACATTTAACTGCGGTGGTGTCTGGATTTAACACTTACTATTTACCGAGGTAAACATGGAAGATCAATCCTTAGAGATCGAAATAACAGATGGTGGCTTTACGGAAGAACAGATAAATAGAGCAGCAGATGCTCAACGTGAAGCGCAAGAAGTACAAGAACAATATAATAAGGAAAAAGAACAACGAGAGTTAGAAGCTGAAGAAGCTAGAAAACGAGCGTTAATTGAAGAAGAAAAAAACAGGAAAGCTAATCTTGGTGATTACGCTAAAGATACAGTTGTTGGTGCAGTAGCCGGTGTACAAGATACTGCCTCCTCTCTTATCACTCTTCCAGAAAGAATTATTGATTTCTTTACTGGAGAAATGGCAAGGGAAAATAAAGAAGGTGGTTACAAAGCTGAGTGGGATGACTGGTTTGTAGATGATGAAAATCCTTTAGAGACGAAAACTTGGTGGGGAGGATTAGTAAGAGGTGTTACCCATGTTGGTACTACTCTTGCAGTTCCTATCCCGGGAGCTGGAAAGCTAGGAAGTATTGCAAAATTAGCTTCTACAGCTAAAGCTGGTAAAGCTGCTAAAGTTGTTGGAGCTGGTTTAACAGTAGGTAAGAATGCTCCTAAAGCTTTGAAGGCAGCAAGAAAAGCTAGAATAGCTGCACACAGATTAAAAGTAACTCCTAAGTTTAAATTTTTAGGAAAGACCAAACAGCTTACTGGACGTAATTTAATAAAAGGTGCTGCTGCTGGTGCAAAGTTTGACCTTACTTCTAAAACATCTCAAGAAGATAACGTAACAGGAATGTTAAAACAGAGATGGGCATGGCTAGATACTCCACTAGCTACACAAGAACATGACCATCCTGCTATGAAAACTCTAAAGAATGTTGTTGAAGGCATGGCTTTAGGAGTTGTATTTGACAACCTTATTCATATAATAGGTTCTGGAGTAAAAGGTTCTGGAAAAGCTATTGTTAAAAATAGCAAAGGAGCAGAAGAAATAGTTGACTTAAAACAAGTTACTGACATTAGAGCTGAAAGTGTAAGAGACCAAGTTGCAGAAAAAGGAATACAACAACTTGAACTTCCCGGATTTGGTGCTTATAAAAATCCTAAAATTAAACAACAACACCAAGGTAATGCAACTTCACTTGAATCATTAGAATCTGCTACTAAATCTTTAGATGATATAGAAACTAGATGGGGAGCTGAAGGTGGCTCTGCTGGTTCTGTTACTTCTAATGTAGAAATAGATAGAATAGCTAAAAGTTCTCAAGAAGCTAGAAAAGTTGTTAAAGAAGTTTTACAAAGAGGTGTTAGTGAAGGTTATTTAAAAGGTCTTGACGAAACTGCTGCAAGACAAGGAGTACCTAAAGAAGTCTATTATGCTAAAGTTTCAAAGTTAGCTCAACAAGTTTATGAAGGAAGGAATACTTCTGATTTTACTCCTGACGAATTTTGGGCACAGGTTAATAAAGAAAGTGTCAAACGTACAGGTAGTGTAGAATATGAGTTTGTAGCTGCTGAAATGGCTCCTATTATAGATACTATTAATGGAACTCTTATGAAAGAAATAAGAG